GTACAGCTGCTAACTTTAAGAGCGTGACTAGAATCGCTATAAGCGCGGCTGGCACTGGTAACATTACCGTGGGAACAGCGGCTGTGGCAGCTGATGTCTATTGCAGAGCGCTGGGAACTATTCCTTATCAATCTACCGTTACTGGTATTAAGATTTGGGTGGCAGAAGCGTTTAATGCTGGAACAGCGGATCCAATGGAAATTGGAAAATCTGATGATCCTGATTACTTAGCTGATATTCCTGATGCTACTGCGGGAGCAGCTACAACTACCGGTAATACTGGCGGAGCTGTGACTGTGGATGCTACACAAAGTGCAGTTTGGAAGAGTATATCCCAAGCTGATACTGGTGCAGACAGCGTTTCTTATAACTCTGATGTACAGGCAGTATTGACTTATACACCAACTGGAGCATTGTCTACAGCTGGACAAGCGTGGATCAAGATCGACTTCATGCAGGGCAAGAACCTTGCTTCAGGAGATACTTGGTAAAATAATATAACCGTGAGTGGGGTGTAATGACCCCACTCTCTTACAAGGGGAATTAATTATGGCTTTAGTAACAACTTTTGACGGCGGAAGAAAATTCATTAACCATTATACAATTGCAGCAGCCGACGCCGCTACTGCACAAAATTTATCGATTGATGTTTCAGGATTAGGCAAGAGCGCCAATAATCAAGAATGCAGCCACCTGACTTTAAATAAAGTTTGGTTTAATGTTTTCATGACCGCTAATGCGGATGCAGTAGAATTTCAATGGGATGCCACTACTAACATACCTTTCTTAATATTGAATGGATATGGGAGTTATGATTTCAGTAACACTGGAGGCTTATCGCCTACAGTGGCTAATAAGGCAGCCGGTGGGTACACTGGCGATGTGGCCATTCTCAATCCAGCTAGGACTGGTGGTGATACCGTATTCGTTCAAATGGAATGGCTTAAAAATTACGTTGCGATTTCTAGTTAAGGAGGTTAAATGGCTTATTCAGGCACTAGAGCATTTAATCTCGACATCTCGGAGATCATAGAGGAAGCATTCGAAAGATGTGGATTGCAGGTACTTACGGGTTACGACCTTAAGACTGCCAAAAGATCCTTGAATCTTATGTTTTCAGAATGGGCCAATCGCGGCCTTAATCTCTGGACCATCGACTATTATTTCAAAACACTGACGGCAGGAACAAATAACTTTGCGCTCGACCAAAAAGTTATGGACATAGTTGACGCTACAATCACGACAACGGCGTATGACGCAACTGATTCAACCCCTGTAAACAGAGGTTTGGAAGGTGGAAGTACTACCACTGATGTGGCGATCACCAAGATTTCCAGGACAGAATACATGAATCTAAGTAGAAAGAACCAGACGGGAAGCGCCGGAACGGCCAGACCCACGCAGTTTAGTGTTATTAATGGAGCGAGCACTTACAGTGATATTACAGATGAGACCACTGCTACAAGCGGAAGGCCGGAACAGGACATAAGAGTTTGGCTCTATCCTACTCCTGATAAGGCTTACGTCTTTAAATATTTCTACGTTAACAGGATCCAGGATGCAACAAGCAGTTCTGTAAGCGGAGGGGCGTCGAACACTTATGCGGATGTTCCCTTCTATTTTCTTCCTTGTTTAATTTCAGGATTAGCCTATTATATAGCGATTAAAAGGACTCCAATGATGGCTCCTGGATTAAAAACAATTTATGATGAAGAATTTCAGCGTACAGCTGATGCTAACCGTGAACGGGTATCGTTCAGGGTTAAACCGGCGCAGGCATATATACCATAGAGGATAATATGCCAAAATGTGAATGTGGTTCTGACTGCAATTGTGGAGACAGTTGTCAATGCACAGACTGCGAATGTAAAAAGGAGGACTAATGAGCAATCCATTATGGAATAAATCAACGGCCAATAGCCGTGATGCTTCGGGTAAGAAAATCGGACATTATGGAAGAGGTCATGTAGAAGTACCAAAACCTGTTAAGGCAGGAGCTGTTACTACTAAAGGGATAGCACCAACTAGTGAAGGAAAAGCTTCTGGCGGAACCCCTTTTAAAATTAGTGAAGGAAAAGTTTCAGGTACTATGCAAGCAATGGGTGCTGCTAAAAAAGGCGGCAAATATACTTGGATTTAATAAATGGCATATGCTAGCGGAAAATTTGCATTAGCCATTTCTGATCGTAGCGGGCTACAATTTCCCTATACGGAAATGGTGAAAGAATGGACAGGTGCGTGGGTGCATACGAGTGAGTATACCCCCAAGGCACCACAACTTATGCCGCACGAGCATTCACCTGACCCCCAAGCTTTGAAACACGCTAGGCCGGCTAGAATTGCTCCGGCAGCATTAATTTTATTACCCATTAATCCATTTGAAACTTACGCTTCCGGCTCACAAGTTATAAACGTTCATTCTCCGGATCATGGGAGATCTACTGGTGACACGGTTAGATTCAGAGGAAATCCTTTTGTATCCTCTGAAACAGATGTATTTGCAGATTGTCAAGCGGTAGACGGCATTACGGGAGCAATCCTTTGTGCTGTGGCCGGCTATACAATTACAAAAGGAAAATACGTATCAGGGTCCAGTGATGATTCTGATGACTGGTATTATTTTTCCACAGGTTCATTAACAGCTACGACTGGAGGAATTAGAGGAGGAGGTTATCCTGTTTCAGCAGGTCCTGTAACCATAAGCGCATAATGGCAACTTACGCACAATTAACACAACAAATACTGGACTATTCAGAAGTCAGCACTGATGTTTTTACGTCCACCATTACGGATGGATTTATAGAGCATACGGAAAATAGAATTTTACGGGACGCTGATCTTCCGGTTTTTCGTTCTTATCAATACACCAATTTCACGGCCTCTAATGGATTTTTAAGCTTACCGGGAGGAACTTCTCCTACCCCAGTTTTATTTAACGTGATCAGGAGTGTCATGATATATCCGGCTGCCGGCAGCGGAGCCAGAAGCTATCTGGAGCGTAAAGATGTGACATGGATGAATGAATTCTGGCCTAACAGGGCCACTGAAGCAACCCCAAAATATTATACACAATGGGATGAAAATAGCATATATGTAGTGCCAACGCCAGATGCAGCGTATTCTGTGGAAGTGGGTCTTATAAAATTACCAACGAGACTTTCATCCTCTAATACCACTACTTGGTTGGGGAACAACGCCTCACAGCTTTTGCTGTTTGGGTGCCTTGTCGAAGCCTTCAAATTCTTGAAGGGATCAGCGGAAATGCTGCAAATTTATGAAGGATCGTACCAACAGACTTTACAGGAAGTTGTTGCGCAACAACAAGGCCGAGGAAGGCGTGATGAATACATGTCTGGTGTTCTTAGAGTACCGGAACCGTCATTCCAGCCTGGACTCGGATCAATTAAACCAGGCCCAGTAGGGCCACAAGGAGGACAATAAAATGGCAGTAGGAACATCCGGAGTTTGTACAAGCTTTAAGCAGGAATTGCTCGTTGGAGAACATAATTTTACCAATGGAGCGGATGCCTTTAAGATTGCTTTGTATACAGACTCTTCAACCATTAGTGTTGCTACCCCTGCTTATACAACGAGTGGTGAAACCACTAATGATGCAGGAACAGCCTATTCAGCCGGTGGAAACACACTGGTGAATGTAACGCCCACGACTTCAGGAACAACCGCTTACTGCGATTTTTCTGATACGTCATGGTCTACAGCTTCATTTACGGCTCGTGGCGCGCTTATTTATAATAGCAGCGATTCCAATAAGGCTGTATGCGTGTTAAACTTTGGTGGAGACAAGACATCAAGTGCTGGAACATTCACTATACAATTCCCAACTGATGATGCGTCAAATGCGATTTTAAGATTAGAAACACCGTAGGATTACTATGGCATTAGTCTTAAATGATCGCGTCAAAGAGACGTCAATAACCACAGGTACAGGGGCTGTAACATTTGGCGGAGCCGTTACTGGCTTCGACACTTTTTCAACTGGAGTTGGCAATAGTAATACAACGTATTACGCCATTGTTAATAGAACCGTTGATGAGTGGGAAGTAGGATTAGGAACTCTTGCAGGTGATAGTTCTACTATGGCTAGGACAACCGTTCTCACCAATTCAGACGGTAATACGTCCGCAATAACTCTGTCGGCAGGAACGAAAGATATATTCTGTACAATGCCTGCCAGCAAGACGATGGACATGGCCTTGACCACGGCCGGCGATACGTTGTACGCCTCAGCGGCGAACACACCGGCACGGTTGGCGGTAGGAACAGCACTATATACTTTACAAACTAATTCAGGAGGAACGCTACCCGAATGGGCCGCGTCTCCTCAATCACTCATGACGGCGACGGGAGACATCTTATATGCCTCCGGGGCCAACACACTGGCGAAGCTGGCGAAAGGAAGCGATACTGAAGTACTGACACTGGCTTCAGGAGTTCCTTCGTGGGCTGCAGCAGCGACTGGAGACATTACATCTGTCGTAGCAGGAACAGGATTAAGTGGTGGAGCAACCAGTGGAGCTGCGACATTAAATATTGACACTACGGGAGTTAGTGCAGGGTCATACACCAACACGGATTTAACAGTTGATGCACAAGGGCAGATAACTGCGGCCTCATCGGGCACAGCAGGCGTTACAGCCGGTTTTTCGATTGCAATGTCAATCGCATTATAATATAAGAAAAAAGGAGAAAAATGGCTCAAGATTTTAAAAAAGCATATAAATCGCAAATAACTAATGCTGATGCTACTCTATTAACAGCTGATAGTAATGATGCCATAATTGGCATTAGACTCACTAA